AATAGCAGATAAAATATTTTCTAATAAGAAAAGTTTTCTCATTCTCATTGTTGTGATATTATTTACACCTTCAATGTGTTTTGTCTTGCGATAGCTTCTGTCTTTATAAAATTCTTGATACATAATTGCTTTGTTTTGGTTAGTATTTGTTTTTGTTATTACAAACATACGACAATAGATTGACATTACCAACAAAAACCTTAAAAACTTTTAACGGATATTGTATTTCCCATAGTTAGGTCTTGACAGCTTGTTATATGTAGCATAGCGCAAAGCATCAATTGAATGATTATATAAATCCACTGGAGTATTTAAAACATTCCCATTCTTATCCTCTTGCCATTTGTAATTTCTAAACTCCTTGATAGTGTTAATGCTTTTTTTCGTAATGCATAGCTTATATCTTCTTAACATATCAATACCTATATTGACAGAGTCTTTTCCTTTTGTAGCTGGTTTTATATTCCAACCAAAACGATATATCTCTTCAATGCTTTTTGGCTCTGCACTATCTGCAAATATTTCATCTCGTCTTCCTATACCCAATCTTAGAAGTTCTTTTGCAATATCGCTGTTTGTCATACCATTACGATATAAATGCTCTTTAAAATAAAGAGTCATATCTTGAATGTATACTGCTATTAAAGTTGTGGGATCATTTGAGTATCCAAAATCCATACCCATTGAAAGAAATTTTGCATTTGGCGGTATATCTTCAACGACATTTGAATTGAATATTAAACTTTTAGACTTACCTATTTGACCTAGACCATATATGTTCCAATAGTTTTCATCTGTGTTTTTTAGTCTTTGAATTTCTTTTTTTATTTCTTCGCCTAAAAATGGATTGTTTTTATAAGTTGTTATAAAGAAATCAGCATCATCTCTTGTTTTTACCTTTTCATATATCCAATGATATTCGTCTGATGGGTTGTAGTCTAAAATTATTTTGTCTTTTGTTCTAAATATTAATTGCTGCCAATCTTCCCAATGTAATTCATTTGCCTCGTTAATAAACAAAAGATCACGTTTGCGACCTCTTACCTTTTGCGGAGAGTCTAAAGATATAAACTCTATAAGGTTTCCTTTAAGGCGATATTCTGCGCTAGACTTATTATGAGCTTCTTCATCATATAAATCATAGTTTCTTAATATCTCTATGAAATCCCTCATCGCAGAAGTTCTCAATGCTGGATATGTTTTTCTAGCTATAGATATGGTTTTGTTTTTATTCTTCAGCACATAACCGAATATAATCCAAATAAGAATGTTATATGTTTTGCCTGAACGAGTACCACCCTGCTCAATAGTAATTCTTTTATCAGAACTTTCTAAATGTCTCCATACTATGTTAGTCTTTAACTTCTTCATCTATTACCTCAATTCTAAAGTGACTATCAGTTCCAAGATCTAATTCTTGTCTTTCAATATAGCCTCTATTCTTACCTTTAGTCTTTAAGTAAAAAATAGTTGCAGCAGTTGATCCAGCTCCTATCTGTTTGTGAAGGTGACTTTCTGCAAAGTCTAAAGCAATATCTTGAATGTCTTTTACATTATTAGCAAATTCCTCATCTTCTTTTAACCATTCATAAAATGTAGTCCTGCCGATGCCTACCTTTTTGCAAGCAGTAGTGACTACTCCTAATGATTTCTCTAAAGAATTTATAATTGCTTTTTTATGGTGTTCGGTTTTGTTCATTTTGGTTGCCACGCTTTACTAAAATCAGAGTCCTTAAAAACATCACTTTTAGGTATACCTGACCTAAATAATAATCTTACAACTTCTTCTTTTTCCATTCCTAGTCTTTTAATTATATCTTCTCCAGAAACACCTTCATTGACCATATCAGTTATTATATCACTCATAGCTAACACACTATGCGTACCCCTTGCTCTGTTGTGCCTTATAGTTGCCATCTGCTGTTGAGAAATATCTTTAGGGGCTACCATAACAACAGGAACTTTTCCGTTCGTTAGATCGCATATTTCTTTATGACCAGAAACTGTCCACCTATGAAAACCATCAACAATTGTATAATCAGGATTTACGACAATTGGTTGTGTCCAACCATCTTCAATAATAGATATTTTTAGAAGTTTTAATTCTGGGGGAGCTACTTTGTTTGGATTATAATTATTGGGTTTTAATTTTTCCCTATCTATCCAAGTAATTTTATCTAATGGCTGGTTCATATTATTTATTTTTAAATCTTTTGTTTTTATATTTTTCACTTCCAAAACGCATAACCGCCTCATCAAATGAATTTATACCTAATTTCTTTTGAGCATTAATTGCATTCCCTTCTAAGGCTGGTCCTGTTCTTCCTTTAAAATCACCTTTAATAGATATCTTACAGATAAAAGCCCAAGAAGTCCCTGTCAATGGATGCACTTCTTCGTCAGGAATTATATCGTCAGTTTTATCATAGTGTCTTTTTATTAAACTATTAAGATTTTTTTTGATTGTATTAACATCAACAGTATCATAGCTTTCTAATATTACTTCAGCCCATTCATTATAAGTTAAGTTTTCTGGTTTGCTTTTTTTACCTACTCCATAGAGTTCAGTATTTGCGTATCGCCAAGCAGTAGCGACTCCTTTAACCCTAGCCAACATTTTAACCCACATTTCAGGAAAACATTCAGCGTATATCCACAGACCTCTCAATGGCTCTTCGCCAAAAGGAGGGCAAACTCTTTGACCTAGAAATTTATTATATAATCTAGTTTGATTAAAAACGTCATAAGTGGTGTTATAATCCCATTTGAATTTGTGAACCGCAAGCCAAACGTCTTCACTTGACCAATCATATATAGGATGACAATGTGCTACGTGACCTTCCCTTGCAATATAGTTATCATTTTTTTTAGTAGAAACTGCTTTCATTCTCCTAAAACTTTCTTGAGTTCTAACGCCTGTCAATATAGCTGTCAATCCATCTTCTTTATTTGGCATCAAAGAACTAAATTCCTGAAAGCTCATTTCTTTTTTAAACTTGACGTGTTTTGTTATTCCTTCTTTTGGCAAATCACGCACCCATAAATCAGGTTTATTTTTATCCCAGCAATACCAAAAAGGCTCTTCATTTGAACAAGCGTTTCTATGTTTAAACTCTAGACAATACCATTTAAAATTAATTGTAGGAATCAATGATATTCTTCTAGCATATTCTATTGTTGGGGGATGTATTGCTTCTTCGTCAAAAAAGTTGACTGTTATTTTTTTATTTTTTTCTTTTGAAACAATAATAGCTAGATTTAATACAACTGTACTGTCTTTCCCTGCAGAAAAATTAACAACAATATTATCAAAAGCATCAAATAAATATCTAATTCTATTTAAAGACTCTTCATAAACATTTGTGTCAATGTATTCTTTTTTTCTTACTCTTGACATTACTTAGTTCTTATTGAATCAATCTTGCTCGCACTAACGCCATTTACTATAGTTCTATTTATCATAGGGTGAATTTGATCTGTTGCACCAAAATCACTATCTGGATGAAATGCTACTACATCCATACCTTCCTTTTCAAAAGTTTTAAAGGCGTGTGTTCCTGTGGGATATGTTTTACCATCTTCCCCCTTTGCAAATGATTTACCATCCCATTCTTTAATTAAAAATATCATTCCCTTAAATAAAGGCAACGTACCAAAAGGAGTAACGCACTCTCCATTTCCTTTTGTAACCATACCAATTCTATTTGATGGGTGGGTGTGTTGTGTTTGGTCAATGTTTGCTGGAAAATGTAAATGATTAAAACAAGGATCTCCCATCTTAACTGGAGGTATAAGTAAAGAATCAGTACACCCATCAATATATTTTAACCTTCCTTCTTTTTCAAGTGGTCCACCAAACATATTCATAGCTGAATAATTGTTATCAGGATAAATGCCTTTGGTATGCAATACTTCAATTATAATTATTTTTCCTTTGCCTTCTATTATAGCTTGACCAGAAAAAGAAAAATACATATTTGTGCATATATTATGAGTAAGGCTGTTTAATGTTATGTGGGTTTGCCCATCATAAATAAAACAATAATAAGAACAATCTTTATTCGCTTGAAAGTTTTTTCCATCAACTACATTATAATAACGAATGGGGTATTTCTCGTGATATGAATCGTCAAATAAAAGACCTTCGTTTTTGCTTTCAAAGTATATGAAACTATTATTTTCAATCATCATATAAAAATTTATTTATTATAGCAATAAGAGCATCCTCTGTTTTTTCTACTCCAAATTTTGTTTTAGCTCTATTGATTCCTTCAATCAACCTTAATTTGTTATCGTGTAACATAATGCATTCAAAAGAAGAATAGTCATCATCACTTAGTGATGGTTTTTTATTTTCAATGTTTTTTTGTTCTTCAACATCAAAGAAATCATTTTCACCAAATCTTATTGGAAGTCCCCAGTCGTCAAGAGTTATTGCATCCCATTGATTTGCTAAAATTTCCCAATCCCATTCTCCAAAACTTAAATTGTCTTTGATAACAAATTGTTCTTTTTGTTTGTCCGTAAGATTTTCAGCTTTTATTATCCAGACATCTTTTAGACCTAGCTCTTTGCAAGCCTTGTAACGCATATTACCGCCCAGTATTCCATATTCTTCATTTACAATAATAGGTCTCAGCTTTAACATTTCAGGAAACTCTTCAATACTTTTGACTAGCTTCTTAAACTTGTTGTCTTTTATTAACCTTGGATTAACTGGATTGCTAAATATTTTATTGATGTTAATTTTCTCAATCATAACTATATAACGTTTTTTTTAAACAATTTTTTTATCATTGTATTTCCATTCAAAACTTTTTATGACATTACTTATGTGCATTATTGCTTCTTCGTGTCTTTTTTCAGGTATTTTGTAAACCATTTTTACAAGAGGATTTTCTAGCATATATTCTAGCTTATTATATTTATCCTCTAAATAGGAGAGCCTATTAATTTGATCAATTGGTAAATCTTGTTTAAATGTAAAATAACCTTCTAACTCAATAAGTTCTTTGTTTCCTTTTTTATGATATGGATATGTTTTTACAGCGTGTATAACTGTAGAATGATCTAAGTCTTTTCCATTTTCTTTAAAAAAATCTGCAATTCTTGTCCATCTCATATTTAGTTTTTCCCTCAAAAGGTAACAAAGCAAATATCTAATTTCAATAACTCTTTGACGTCTTGTATTTTCAAATACATTTATGCCAGTAATATCTTTTAATTTATTTGCTAATTCTATTGGGTTTAAATTTTTGTTCATTTTAGTTTGTCCTTAATTTTAATAATAAAAAACATTCTGAATATCTTTGTCTTGCTTTGCTTTTATATTCTTCTTGAAATAATTCGTATAATTTTCTTGTGTATTGATATTTTGTATGACAACCAAGATAATACTTCTTTGCAAATGCTTTTCCTTTGCCTTTAAAATAATTTACGTTGTCCGCAGAGTCTCCTGCTATCATTTGTTCGTAGAAGTTATATAAAGCCTCCTGTTCGCTTATATCAAGTATTGATTTATGCTTATAGTGATAATTGTACATAAGACAAGGGAACTGCTTATAATCTTTATCTATAGATACAATCATTACGTTATCCCTACCTATCTGTTGAGATAGCTTATGCCAATGCTTTGCAACCATATCATCAGTCTCTACTCCATAACCTCTAATTCCTTTGTAATTATCAAAAACGTATTGATGCATATCATTTAACAAAGGAGGTATTTCTATTTTTTTTCTGTTGGCTTTGTATTTTCTTGTCAAAACTTTTCTGAAGTTTCCCCTACTTCCATTAAAAACTAGAACTTTTTCAATATTATATTTTTCTTCTAAGTCATTTACGATTTTCATAAACTGTTCATCAAATTTAGATTTACAATCTTCAATGTAAGTATAAAAAGGAGGATCAATAGGTGTTTCTTTTTTCTTTAAACAACTGGCAAATATTAATGAGTCTGCATCTACTAAGAGAATCATAACGTATCTAGTGAGTCCTTAATTCTTTGTAAAGTATCGTCTTGGTTTTTCTTTTGTTCTTTACAGACTTCAGAAATAAGGAAAGGTAAATCGTTATAAATAGTATTAATTTCAATTACCAAACTTCTATCATTGCCGAAGCCAATGTAAAGCTCTCCATTTGCACAATGCAAAGTGTGAATATCATACACATAAGTATGTGTTAACGCTTGGTCTAGCTTTTCTTCTAGCTCGTCAATTCTATCTTGTTTAGTCATTGTTATTGTGTTTTAAAGTTAATAAAAAAAGGGAGGTATTACCCTCCCCTATTATTTAAAGGTTGTCAATGATGGAGTTATCCTTCTCCTTTTGACTACAAGG